CAAATACTATTAAATTGATTAAAGGAGAGATATGGGTAAACTAAAAGTTGATAAAGCCAAATTACTCAATGGTAGAAAATGGCTAAAAGAATCTAAGTCAAAAACTCTTATTCATGCGCTTGTACATTGTGAGTCAGGATTAAAGGAATATGTAGATCAAGCTTTGAAAGAAGGTATATTTCCTACAGCAATTTCAAATGAGTTACATAAAAGAATGGATGGTAAGTATGATTCGTATAAGATACCTAGCCATATGTCAGTTACTAATTACAGGGATAAGTATTTTTCAAGGTCTGAAACAATCACAAAGTTAATAGCTAATGAGTCGCCAAGATTCAAGGCTATGTTAGCCAGAATTCAAGAAGGTTTTGATCCGTATGTTTATTTAGTAGATTTTACTATGGATTTGCATAATGAAGTAAAAAATGCATATCAAATGATTAAGAATAAAACCCTGCCTATTGATATGTATATAAAAACCAAACAACTACTTAAAGATAGTTTAGTTGCTCTTGTAGATATTGAAATTAAATTAGGTTATAGACGTGAAGTGCCTAAAGAATTAAAAGTTACCTTCGCCAAAGAACAGCCTTTTGGTGAATTAGGAAGGGGTGAGGTTATTGAAGGAGAATAAATTACAGATACAGAACAGATTAAACAGCGAATTAATGAAACAGCTAGAACAATTTCAGAAACACTTAAAGAGCTTGATCAGTACAAAAAATACGCTAAAGAAAAAGTTAGTTAAGGATAGTTTTAGTTTTTTCAGTAAAGAAGTACTTGGATATAATGATCCGCAACATATTATAGATTGGCAAGATTTTATTTGTGATCAGATACATATTCAAGAAAAGACAAACGAGAAACGAAAAATATTGCTTTATGCTCCCAGAAATCATGCTAAGTCTACAGTTGTATCTTATAAGCTCCCATGTTGGTTGATAGGTAGAAAACCAGAAATTAGGATAGTAACTGTTTCAAAAGTGGCTGGACAGGCAGAGGCATTTTTGAGGCAGGTAAGTACTACTATTAAGAACCATGAAAAGTATAATAAATATTTTCCTAATCTTTTTCCAAAGTACCCAGAGAAATGGACTAATAAAGAAATTATTGTAGAACGTGTTACTACAGAGAAAGATCCGACATTAAGTACTACTGGAACTGGTGGTGCAATCTTGTCTAAACGTGCAGATGTGATTATTTGTGATGATTTATTGGACAAAGAGAATNNGAGAAAGAAGGTGTTGGAGTGGTTTAATGATATTTTAATGCCAGTCTTAGATCCTGATCATGGGATCTTGATATTTATCGGTACAGTGTTTCACGAAAATGACTTAATATCAACCTTAATGAAAGATCCTACATTCAATGTTAAGAAGAAGTACAAAGCTATTATTAAAGAGGAATTAAGTGATGAACAGAAATTGATGTGGGAAGAATATACGAAATTAATGTTAGAGGATAAAAGAGATGATGCTCTTATATATTTTAGTAATAATGAGCAGATAATGACTGCTAATACAGAGGTATTATGGCCAGAAAGGTGGAACTACAGAAGATTAGTAGATGAAAGAATATCTTCTGGAATAAGGTCTTTTAATTTGATGTATCAGAATGAGGTTATGTCAGATGAAACAGCTATTGTAAAGTCAGAATGGGTTGAGAGGTGTAAAGATGAAAACAGAACTTTGCTTAACAGTTATGATCCGTCAGTAGGAATAGGAGTAACAATTATAGCTAAGGCTGGTGGAGTGGATTTGGCTATATCAGAGAAAGAAACAGCAGATTTGAATGTAATTATGACTCTTGGATTGACTAATGATAATAAAAAGCTCCTTATGAATTGTATGTATGGTCACTGGAGTCCGGCAACAATTAGAAATAATATTGTAGGTCAGTTTGTAAGATTTAAGCACCAAATAATACTTGTAGAAGATAATGCTTTTCAAGCTAGTTTGGTTAAAGATATGAAAGAGATATCAGATGCTCCGATAAGAGGATTTACGACTACAGGAGAGAAGTTTGATGAGTTTATTGGGATTAATGCTATGGCAGTTGATTTTGAGAATGGTAGATTTATTTTACCAGCAAAGCCAGATGATCCCAGAACCACTGATGTTTATGAAAAGTTAAAGGATGGATTGGTTAAATTTGGCCCGGATTCAGGACACACGTCTGATTTTGTCATGGCACTATGGTTTGCATGGACAGGATTGAGAAATATTACCAGTAGTGAGATAATTAGTGTAAAGACTTCAGATATAAGAGCTAGTAGTTGAAACTAAAACATTATTAGTTTATTATTAGTATATGGTTGCAAAAATGGGATTACCTGTAAAACATTCAGAGTTAGAGCCAATGAAAGGCATTAGAGAGAAAAAAGGAATTATCCAAAGAATAGCAGAAATGGTAGGTAGGGTACAGCCAGTTAATGTACTCTATGGTAAAAGTAGCTACAGTGTTTATTCAGCAGAACCTTCACTGGACTATTCAAAAGTAAATTACCACTTGGCTAGAAGCATTTATTACGTTTCTAAGGTGAAAAATCCTGAATCTGGTAAAGAATATGGTGAGCAATATTTGTTAGGAGCAGGTTTTGGTAAACCAATCGTTAATATAGCAGCAGGATTTATGATTGGTAGTTTACCTGATATTAGAGTTGAAGGAATTGATGATGAAAAAAGAAAGATTGAATTAGAAACAGAGATATCTAGTTTTCTAGATAAGAATCATAGTAGATTGTATAAGCTATTTAGAAATTGTATGCGTGATGGTGATGATTATGTACAAATTGATGGTGATGAACTAAAAAGATTACCCCCAGAACAGATTGATATTGTTGTTGATAAAGTAACCGGGAAACTAAAAGGATTTGATAGAACAGTTATTGTTGAAGAA